CAGCACCATGCGAACGGCACGCGCACGCAGTTCGGGTGAATAACGATTTGATGTCTTGCTCTTTTCCATAGCCCTCATCCTTAGTCAGGTTGAAGGTCTCCGGCAAATCCGGGGCGGTTCACATGGCCTGTCCTTCCTTACTGCGCCCAGCTCGGCCGACCGGCATTGCCGGGGGCAGAAGCGGGCTGATTGGTCTGCGGGGCGACAACAGGCTGTGGCGGCGCATAGCTGTGAGATGGGGCGGCACCGACCTGCGGCGTGATTTTACCCATCAAGGCAGCATAGTCGCGGTGATCGGGCGTGACTGCGGCGCGAATCTCGTTCTTGTCTTCGCCGTTTGTGTCTTGGCCGATGTCGATGCGGGCGACGAACTCCATCCCATCAAGATCGCCCAAGCCATTGATGCGACGGCGCAACTGGGCCTCGGCGGTGCCGTCCTTATCCGAAACCCCACGCGCAGAGTTCAGGATGCCGCGGACCATGCCGCGTCCCATATTGCCCCAGTCAGGGCCCTTCGGGCTGTAGAGGCCGATCAAAGACCAGATCTTGCGACGGGCGAAGGGGCCTTCGAGTACGGTGTATTCCGCGTCGAGATAGACAGCGCCGCTGGTCGCGCGGCGGGCCCAGCCGCCTGTCCAGCCCTGAGAGGCGTCATCGAAGCCGCCGGGACGAAGGGTCAGGCGAACCTTGGCGAGCGTGCCTTTCGGGATGACGTTGGTGTTGGATTGGGCGGAGTTGAAGTCGTTCCAAGGTCCGGACATTGAGCGGTTCCTTTTTCTGATTGCGGATGTGACGCTCGGCGGCGTCGAAAGGGAAAAGCCAACCCGATGCCCCGATCGGGACACCGGGGTTGGCGAGATGTGATCAGGGATGACCGGGCTCGTGCTCGGGCGCGGGTTCGGCCGGGTTCACAGGTGGCCAAGACAGGCGCGCAGAAGCGGCCATTGCCGGGCGCTGGATTTTTTCCATCAAGCGTCCGAGATGCGGTGGCTCCACCATGTCGAGACGACCTGAGCGGTCCTTGGCGGGAAAGCCCCAAGAGTTCAGCGTCTGGCAAACAAACGCCCGTTGGGGCTTGCCATCTGCGTCCGGAATATCGGCCATGGTGACGACCTGATCGACGATCCCTGGCAATTCGAGCCCGGTCTTCGCGCCATCAATCTGCGGCTGGAAAACCTTGCGATTGAAGTCATCAAGCTTCTCGTCGAGAATTCCGACGAACCAGACATGTTTGCCGCGCGTGTGCTGCAAATGGGTCAACCAGGCGATCATTTCGCGACCGTGCAGACCATAGGCACCGCGGATATCAGGCTTGCCGGTCTTTTCAGAGAAGGCTTCGGGTTGCCCCCGGCACCATTGAAAGCAAAGCCGACCGGCCACGGTGATAGAGTCGATGAACACCGACTGATACTTTTCAATCACCTCCGGATCGCCGTAACGGGCACACACTTCTGCGAAATGCGCTTCGCTGTAGGGCTGGTCCTCACGCAGCGCCGGGTTGGACCCGCCAATGAACACCGCGAAGTCGCGGCATTCCTTCCAGGTGCGAGGTCGAAGCGTGTCAATCTCAAGACCTTCAACGGCGAGATCGCCTGCCTCCAGGTCCAGAAAAAGCGTGGTCGGGGCATCCAGTGTCCACAAAAGGGACGTTTTTCCGATGCCTGATCTGCCAAAGATGACGCCCTTGATGCCCTTGCGCTGTGCAAGCCGCTGGTCGGCCGTGATGATGGGAAGGGCCATCACTGGCCCTCCTTCTTCATCACGGCCGCCGCTGCACGATCACCACCGATGCACCCGGCCTCACGGGCAAACTTGTAGAGACGCTTGAGTGCGTCGGCGCGGCGATAGGCCGCTGAGCTTTCCCGCTCCGCCTCCACAATCGCGAAGGCAATCTCGTCGACGGTGGCCTCGACAACCCGAAGCGGTTCGCGCGGCTCGTCACCGGGGCGCTGCGGGAAGGTAATGGTTTGGGGGAGATCTTCGAGGCCGTAGCTGGCCTTGCGAAGAAGTGTGATTTCGTCCGGTTGCTCCGGCATGGGTGTTCTCCTTGGAATGATTTGATCGAGGAGGCGCATCACGCGGCCTCGTGGACATCGGGCGCGGGCTGGGCGACGTAGATCGCCAGAAGCGGCGTCCCGTCGGCATGGGTGCCGGCGTCTTCGATCTGATAATTGCAGTTGGGCTCGCAGACCTCGGTCAGCTCCCAGCGGCGATAGAGCCCTGGAAGCCGGTGATAGTTTTCGAGCGAGATATCAGCAGTGCTGTTCATGCATGTCGGCCTTCGGTTGGAGGGAAGGCGCTCTTGGCGCTCAAAGGGAAAAAGCCACCGGCGGAACCTGATCAGGACATTGGCTCAGGGGAGTTCCACGAGGGCGTCGCGCAACTTGCGCAGGGCGCGCTGGTAACGCTTGCGCGCGGCCGCCTCGGTCAGGCCAAGTTCAGCGCCAGCTTCGATTTGTGAGTAGCCCTCAATGGCAACGCGGATTACCAAAAGCGCATCCGCGCCGAGCAACTTCTGCAGGTTCCTCGGAAGAGCAGCGTCTTCGGGCAGAGATTGCAGCCCGATCTGATCCGCTGACACCTCGTCGGGTTCGATACCGCTGGAGAGGCTTTCCCGCTCGGCTTGGCGTTTGCGCGCCCGGACCATATCGCGTTCAACATTGCGCAACACGGTGGCTGCAATCCAGTTTACCTGCCCAAGGTCGAGCCCGCGCACGGCTTCGATGGTTCGCGCCAACACATCAGACGTCACCTCGTCTCGAGTGCCGAGCCTTCGCCAGATCGACCGGTGCCGGATAGCATCCAGGCCGGGCCAGAGTGCCAGTAGCAACAGCGTCAGCGCGCAGTCTGACGAGTTCCCTGTGCCCTGCGCCGCGCTGATAAGCGCGATGAGGATCAGGTTCTTTTTCCCCGGATCGCCACCTGAGCGATGCAATGCATCGAGCATCGCTGCCGGATCGCTGAAGGGTTTCAGCGGGGCCTGCGCGCGCCGGATGGCATCAAAGCCACGCTGAAAGCTGAAAGTAGAAGATGAAGTCGTGAGATGATCACGGAACTCGTGCCATGAGAGACACATTTGACGCCTGCCTTACGGCCAGGCGTCAGGCGCCTTCTTGTGGCCGGGTCAGGACGTCATGCGTCTCTAGGTTTTGGGGGGGTGGTGGTCGTGTGGGGCGTGTCAGCCGGTGGGGCCGGACGCGTGGTTCAGCGTCCCGCAGCCGCGGCAGGTGGCTAGGACGGGAAAGCCCACGAAATACTCATGCCCGCGCGCAAAGCGCAGGTGCATGCGCCCGTCTCGGCAAACGCCGAGCAGCTTGTCACAGCGCGTGCAGCGCCATTCCGGGTTCAGGGTGGTGGGCTTGGGCTTCGCGCTGGTTGGCCAGCTCGACGGGGCTGGTTGGCGCGAGGGGAAGGGAGTCGGCATCGGGGTGCTCCTCTGATGTGGAGCACCCCAATTGGCTTAGGGAATCGGAGCTAGTCAGACCCCCCAATCGGAGCCGGATCGGAGCCGCCCTTCAGATGGCGATCTCCCAAGGCCCTTTTGCGCCCAGGCTCCTCAAGAAACTAGACTTCAGTTTGTCCCACAGCGGCTGCTTGAAGATGTTCGAGAGGGATTGGTCTTCGGCAATGCCCCTGACAAGATCCCCCGTCGTCATTGGCATCGGGCCGCTGTTATGGGCATCGACCAACCGCTGGATAATCGCGATCCGGTTTTCACCTCTGATGTCGATGCTGCCCTTCCCGGGCACGAACAGGGTCGCCATGTTCTCCCCGGTGCGGGCGAGTTCGACGGCCTTGCCACCACGGGCCAATATCCGGTGCCGCCGAAAAACAGACCGGAGCTTGTCTGCGACCAACGCGATTTCGGATTGGTCGCTTTCGATCTGATCGGCCAGCGGTGTCAAAACATTGGCGGCGAGGCATGGGCCGGGAGCATTGCCGGCCTGTAAGACCAATCCGATGCCGAGGCTGTGGCGCGCCCTCAGCTCCGTATCGACAGCCGACCGGACCTTCTCTCGGTCGAGACCCCGCGCGAGGTAGATCGGGACATCGCCGCCATCGACCGAAAGTGTCCCAAGGTAGAGAAGGTCGTCGGTCAGCTTCTCGATGGCGGGAGCGTCAAGCGCTTGTTCAAGACGCGCCTTGAGGTGTTGCGCGACCCAGCCGTCGCGCACCCGATAGATCCTGTAGCTATCCGGGTTGCCACCCGGCGATACCTGCCCCTCAGTGACCTTGATGTCGGCCACCTTACGGTCACCTGCCTCCGCATCTCCCTTTTCGACCCGGACAATCACCTCGCCAGCGACCGGGCCAACTTCGTCCTCATCATCGATCAGGTCATCGCCTTCCCAGCCAGCTGGTACCAGAAAGCCCAGCTCGGTCATAAGGCCCGGATCAACACCACGGTTCAGAAGCCATGCGCCAGATACCTTGTCTAAGCCGATGTCCCATATGGCCAGCAAGGCAGGCATGACCGCCATGCTCTCTGCGTCGCCTGGTGCACGGCCGTCGCGAAGGATCTTCCAGTGTCGCAGTAGGTGATGCCCCAGAACCCGTTCGAAGGGGTCGTCGACGCTGAGAAGGCTGCTTGTGTTGCGGTCGGTAAGCGTGAAGTCGAGGGTTTGTGCTTCGTCCCGTCCAGCGCGCCGATACCGCACCGCGATCTCGACGAAGCGGATCGCGACCGCCCGCTCGAAAATCTTGCGGAGGCCCGGCTGGCTGTCGATAATCTCGGAGATGTCCTGATCGATCGTAGTGGAAAGCGAGAGGCGATTGGCGAGATTGCCAATGCTGATGTCAGCCCGGATCACCTGCGTGCGGCCGATCACAACGTCATCGAGTTCCGGAGGCTCGAGCTCGAACCCCTTTAGAAACTGCGAGATGTCGTATGCCTGAAAGTCGACAGGCTGGTTGGAATAGGTCTGATCGAGAGCCGTCTCGATGAATCGTTCGGCGATGGTATGCCGCAGCTTCCGGTTTCCCGCACGGACGTGAACCCGCCCGGTCGACGGCGTGAAGACGATCATAGCCTCTCCGGGCGGGCGGAAGTAAATGCTCGACCGGTTGCCGTCGTCGTCTATCTCCCGAACGCTGGTGGGTGGATCGGGATGGAACAACAGGTACATCTCCGCAGCCGGTTCATCGCCATCCTCTGGGATATCGAATCTGTCGATGCTGTATCCGTCGCCGCGATCGAGGCGCTTGTTCAGATCGACAAGAAGCGCATCGAGTAATGCGCTGCCAGCATCCGGGCCACCGTCCGCCGAAGGCTCGGCCATGAAGGTCTGGTAGTGCTTGTCATATCGCCGGTAGAGACGCAGGTGCAGGCTGTTTTCTGCCGCTTCAAACAAGCCGTGTTCATTGGCAAAGGCCCACAGGCTTCGCGCGAGCTTGTCCCGCTGGTTCAGAAGCATCTTGGCGTCGCCGGGTTCGAGCGAAGTATTGGCGAGACCTTCCAGGACGTATTCGCCGCGGTCGCTCGCGATTGTGACAATCCGGGCTGCTTCAGATTCGAGCGGGCCCAGCCGGTCCTTCTTTTCCTTCCGCAGCATTTCTCTGGCAGTTGATGGACCGTCCGAGTTTTCCCGATCGAACTTGTAGGTCTCTAGCCATTTCAATCTCTCGAAAGCCTTGCTTTCAAGAAATCCGGAAAGCAGCCTCGGTTCGGCATCATCGAATAACCGCGAAAGGTTCGGGCAGCTCTTGGCAGGGGCTCGGACCATCAAAAACTCCTTAAATGCTGAAAACAAAAGTTGTTGGGCGCAACCGGAAGGCCGAGCGGGTTGAACTCGGATGCAGTAACCTGCGGCACACGTCGGCATCGTGCCCTTCCCGACACCAAAGCGCCATTCGAGCGACAAAGTCGCGCGCAATTCCATTCGCGGAAAAGCATAGCAAGCCGATCGGGGACGCTTTGCGTGCCATGAAACCACCTCAACGAAAATCTTCTTGCGGACGATTCAACGTTCGATAATCGTGGACAAAACTTCGGCCCGCAAGAGGGGTGTTCCTCCTCCGTTCCGTTTTATGTGCGCCGATGCAATTAGCCTGTCCCATCAACGCAATCTGATTGGCTTTTGGTCGGTAAGTACAACGCTGATTGCGAGCACAACATCGATGAAACGCCCCAATCCCCTGCACCCCGACCGCATGACGGCGCATGAACGCCGCACGGAGCTTTATGGCCTGATCGCTACGGCCGTGGTGCGCCTCATAGATCGCGACCGCGGCCATCTTTCTCAGAAAACTGAAGACTGTTCGCTACACTTGTGCCCCGAACAGAGCGGTACTGCAGGTCCAACTCGCAGGAGATCCGCATGACGACACACGAACCCATTCTGGCGCGACTGGCCGCATTGAAGACCATGTCCGTCAACGACCTGAAGGCGGAATGGCAGATCCTTTTTGATACGCCCGCCCCGAACAACAGCCGGAACTTTCTGGAAAGCAGGCTGGCCTACCGCATTCAGGAGCTGACCTTTGGTGGCCCAGATAAGCAGACACGCCGCCTGCTGGATCTGTTGGCTGATGAGGTGAACGGCACGCTGACGCGCAAGGCCCGGATTGCCGATCCCCGCAACCCGGTTGTTGGCACAAAGCTGATCCGCGAATGGGAGGGCATCCCCCACACGGTGACGGTTTTGAAGGAAGGATTTGAATGTGGCGGCAAGCGATACAAGTCGCTCTCCGCCGTCGCCCGCACCATCACCGGCACCCAGTGGAATGGGTATCGCTTCTTTGGCCTGCGTGAACGCAAGCGGGGTGAGGCATGAAGGATCTTCCCGTCAAACCCGCCCGCAGGTTGCGCTGTGCTGTTTACACGCGCAAATCCAGCGAGGAAGGCCTCGAGCAGGAGTTTAACAGCCTGCACGCCCAAAGGGAGGCCTGCGAGTCCTATATCGCCAGCCAGAAGTCGGAAGGCTGGGCGCTGGTGCGTGACCGATATGACGATGGCGGCATCTCTGGCGGTACGTTGGAGCGCCCGGGGCTAAAGCAACTGCTGGCCGATATCGAAGACGGACTGGTGGATGTGGTGGTGGTCTACAAGATCGACCGCTTGTCGCGCTCGCTGATGGATTTTTCCAAACTGGTGGAGGTCTTCGACCGCAACGGCGTCACCTTCGTCTCGGTGACCCAGTCCTTCAATACCACTACGTCCATGGGACGGCTCACGCTGAACATCCTGCTGTCCTTTGCCCAGTTCGAGCGCGAGGTCACCGCCGAGCGCATCCGCGACAAGGTGAAGGCCTCGCGCATGAAGGGCATGTGGATGGGCGGCTATGTGCCCCTTGGCTATGATGTGCGAGACCGCAAGCTGGTGGTAAATGAACAGGACGCCGCCAAAGTGCGCAGGGTGTTCGAACGCTTTGTCGAGGTTGGGTCCGCCACGGTTTTGGCGCGAGATCTACGCCGTGACGGCATGCGCACCAAACAGGGCGCACCCGCAGACAAAGGTTATCTCTATCGGCTCTTGAACAATCGTGTCTACCGCGGGGAGGCCGTGCACAAAGGTCAGGCCTATGCCGGTGAGCACGAGGCCATCATCGATGCGCGGCTTTGGGATCAAGTGCATGACATCTTGAGCGAAAGCCCACGCAAGCGGGCGAACAACAGCCGCACGCAAACGCCCGCGCTCCTGAAGGGCCTGCTGTTCACCGCAACAGGTGCAGCCATGACGCCCTCGAGCACAAAGAAAGGCTCCCGCCGGTATCGGTATTACGTGTCGATGGACCTTTTGAAAAACCGCGAGCCGCCCGATGACGGCATTGCGCGTCGCTTGCCAGCGGATACTGCCGAAGGCGCTGTGATCGGTGAAATCCGCAGGGTACTGCGGACGCCAGAAACCACCGCCCAGGTTATCTCAGCACTAGGCCGAGATGACATTTCCGAGGCGGAAGCACTTGCCGCCCTGCAGCGGTTCCCGCAGCTTTGGGAACAGCTCTTTCCAGCAGAGCAGGCACGCATCATTCAGCTCCTCGTCCGGCGCGTTACGGTTATGGCCGATGGCCTTGTCATCGACCTGCGCACCGACGGCATCGCCGGTGTCATGCGGGACCTTATGACGCCACGCCAGCTTGAGGCGGCGGAATAATGGGGTCGAGCGATACCATTCAGGTTTTCGTACCGCTGAAGCTGCGCAAAAAGAACGGGCGGCCCAAAATCATGCCACCCGCAGATTACCAGCCGAGCGAAGATCAGAAACAAGACCCGCATATCCTGCGCGCCATCGGCCGCGCCTGGGGTTGGCGGCGGCGTATGGAGGCCGGCGAGTTCGGCACGGTGCGTGATCTTGCATCGGCCGTGTACCTTGCCGAACGCTATGTGAGCCGGCAGCTCCGACTGGCTTACCTCTCCCCCGAGGTGTTTAAACGTCTGGTCTTCAAACGCGAAATCCCTGCTGCGACCATGCTACAGCTCAGTGAATGCGCGGCCTTGCCGTGGTCAGAGCAGGCGGAGGTAGTGTTTGGCAGTACGTTAGATGCCCCAATGCATCCCCAAGGCTAGATTTCCGCGGGCTTATCGGCCAAGTTCAGCCCATGAGCGCAAACCAATCCTTCGAACAGCTTGGGACCTACATCCGCGAACAAATGCGGATGTCGCATGTTTATCAGCCTGTCATGCTTCAGGTTCTGTTACAAAAGGGTGGCTACGCATCGACTGAAGATGTTGCCAAAGCTCTACTTGGCTACGACCGATCGCAGGTCGAATACTATGAAATCCGAACGAAGAGCATGGTTGGTAAGGTTCTCACGCAGAATGGCGTGATTGAGCCAGTCAAGGATGGGCGGCGAGTTGTCGGCTACAAACTGGCCGCAAGCGACCTGTCTGAACACGAAATCGCGGCCCTTGTTGATCTCTGCCAGCAACGCCTGTCGGCCTACATTGATCAGCGGGGCGATGGGATCTGGGGGCACCGGGGCCTATCGGACGGCTATGTCCCTGGCTCGGTACGGTATGAAGTCCTCAAGCGAGCCAAGCACCGCTGCGAGCTTTGCGGGGCTCATGAAGATCAAGCAGCCCTGCATGTTGACCATATTCTACCCCGTGCAAAAGGTGGCAGCGACGAACTGAGCAACTTTCAGGCCCTTTGCGTCACATGTAACACGAACAAGCGCGACAGGGACGACACCGATTTCAGGGAGGTGTTGGCCTCCTACGACATCAGAGACGAGGACTGTCCATTTTGCAGGATCGGCGAGGGCAGAATAATCGCAGAGAACGAACTTTGCTTTGCGATCCGTGACGCATTTCCAGTTACGTCAATGCACACGCTGGTCATCCCCAAACGGCACGTTGCCGATTACTTCGACCTCTATCAGCCAGAATTGAACGCGATCCAATCGCTGCTCAAAGAACAGCGCGCTCAAATCACTGCCGCCGACCCGTCTGTGAGCGGCTTTAATGTCGGGATAAACGCTGGGGCCGTGGCCGGTCAGACCATCTTTCATGTCCACGTTCACTTAATCCCACGTCGCAAAGGGGACGTTGCAGACCCCCGCGGTGGTGTACGTGGTGTCATTCCTGAAAAACAGAAGTACTAAAATGACAAGAGATCAATTTTCCCCGCGCTTTCCTTTTGCAGCATGGCCGAACCCAAGTGTCCCCGCAGTGGCTGCAGGCGTTTATGCGATCTGGCGCGACAGCGAACTCATCTATTGCGGAATGTCTGGGCGTGAAATCGACGTTAAGGGTAAAGCCGCGCCTAAGAAATATGGATTGATCACCCGACTAAACAGTCACGCCAGCGGCAGACTGTCGGGCGACCAGTTCTGCGTCTATGTGGCAAACCGGTTCGTGATCCCCTCGCTAAAGGCCGAAGAACTGCCGCTGTTTGCGAGCGGCTCGCTCTCGCTTGATGCCCGCACGAGGACCTTCATCCACGACCACTTGGACTATGCCTACGCGCTGGTCCAAACATCGGCCGACGCCTATGAATTGGAACGCGCAGCTCGGCGGGGTGATGTATTTGGCGTTCAGCCCTACCTAAACCCTCTTTGATACGGGCTAAGTCGACCGCCCTTTGACAGACCCACGGGCTCGCAACAGATTGCGGTATCAACTGCTCTTTCGAAAACGGCGTTCGCCAAAAACCACAAGCCTCTGACAATAATACATTTTTTCTAAGCGGCTTCCCGGAGCAGTGGGGCGCTCGGTTAGAGACAAATGGCGTTCAGAGACTGATTTTGAGCCCATTGTCAGTCTCTGTAGGGCGGCCGCCAAGGCTAAACCCCTTTGAAACCAAAACAAAAAAAGCCCCAATAGGGCCCACATGCGGTTTCGGTAATTGAATTTGGCGGAGGGAGTGGGCCTGGCACCCAACTCTCTTGGCGGGGGCCTGAGTAGGCGTGCGCGCAGCTGCGGGAAGTGCACAATTAAGGCGTTTGCGCGCCGTTTCGCTGGATTCCGCCGAGCAGAGACTAAGCTACTCGGAAACCCGTCCAGCTCCAATTCCAGGGGGCGAAAATGGTGAAGCTGAACAAAAGCTTTGATGCCCCGCCAGATTAATGTAAGCATCAGCTCAAGCCGGTCAGACCCCACAATTCCCGCGCTAGCGTCCCATCGCCACCATCCGCCATGCAATACCTCCTCCTGATCTCGGAAGGCTTCTCGCAGGCGCATCACGCGTCAGGAATATCGTAAATCAATGGGTTGGAGCCGCCGCTTACGGTGAAAATCAACACGGAGGGTTATCATCACGCTCCTTCAACCGAGGTTGCCTGAAATTCCCGAAGGGTGAGATAGAGCGCCTTGAAGGACTGAAGACGTTTCTGGTACTGCTCCGTGCGTGCGGTTTGTGGTTCGTACTGGCGAACGGTGTGAACCATCGCTGCGGCAGCATCTTCAATCGTCTCGAAGGCTCCAACGCCAAGCGCGCCGAGAATGGCGGCGCCGAGAATGGTAGCGTCGTCAACCTTGAGCCTCTCGACTGCGATCCCGTAGATGTCCGCCTGCAACTGCGCCCACAATTCAGACTTCGCACCTCCACCCGACAGCTTCACATTGTTGATGCGGATCCCACGTTTCTTGAAGCTTTCGAACACCCATGCGGTTTCGAGACTAACGCCTTCGAGAACGGCTCGGACCACGTCTCCGAGGTCAGTCTGTAGCGACATGCCGACAAGCGTACCTCGCGCCGATCCATCCCAGTTCGGCGCTGCGGCACCGGCAAGATACGGAAGGAAGATGAGTCCGCGGGCGTCGAGTTCCGAACCCTTGGCGAGGTCGACCATGAAGTCGTAGTCGATCTGTGTCGAGGGGTGTGCCTGCTGCAGGATGTTCCTGAGCCATTTCAAGGAAGCGCCCGCGGCGTTTTGCAGGCCTTCGCAGGTATACTTTCCATTTGCCGCGTGGACGAGACAGGGAATGACGCGGTCAGGATCCAGGTACGGCGCGTCTAGCGAGCAAATCGTCACACCTGCCGTACCAAGTGTGACTTCACAGTCGCCGTCCCGAAGAACATTGCATCCGACGGCTGCGCATTGCTGGTCGCCCCCGCCCGACACGATCGGCGTTCCCGGTCGCAGTCCGGTCTCATTCGCCGCACTTTCGCTGAGCTCTCCGATTCTTACCCCGCAACCGACAAGGGTTGGAAGTTTTTCGCAAGGAATTCCGAGCGCCTGCGCAAATTCGTCGATCCACTCGCGACGGCCGAGCGACATCAGTCCATGGAGGGATGCATTCGAGAAGTCGTCATAGAAGTCGTCAGCGCCGAGCGCTTTGTTCAGATAAGCTTGGATGTTGACAAACTTGGAAGCCTTTCGAAAGACGTCGGGATCATTGTCGCGCAGCCACATGATTTTTGG